CAATGAGTTTTATTTCGTTGCAAATGATGCTAACCCGCAGGTTCTAGCATATCTAAAGGACAATAATATCCCTCATTATATTCATAATAATACGGAAGAACAAAGAAAGGAATGGTATATCAATAATGTATATAGAGCATGGAATACTGCTGGAAGAATGGCAAAAGGAAAGTATGTAGTTTTTATAAATAGCGACATGGCATTTACACCCGGCTGGGCTGATAGACTAGTTGAAACTGTAAAAGATAATATGGTAATAACATCAAGGCTGGTTGAAAGAGGAATTTTAAGTTCTGGTACATATGGGATAGAATCTAATTTTGGTAATGTGCCAGAAGATTATAATGAAGCAGGATTTTTACAATATGCAAAATCAATAGAGGCATTTGAATTAAGACCCAGCGGTCTTTATATGCCGATTATAATTGAGAAGAAACATTTGGAAATGATAAATTATTACCCGGAAGGAAATATTGTACCAGATTCTGATATATTTAATCCTACATATGCTAAACTCGGTGAACCTTGTTTACCAGGCGACCAGGTTTTTATGAAGAAATTGAAGTTTTTTGGAATTGAACATTGGACTAATTTTGCTAGTATTGTCTATCATTTCCAGCAGGGTGAAATGTTAGAATCTGAGGAAGAGTCTAAAAAACCCGAAAAGGTGTATGCTTTTAGAGAAGTTGGACAAGAACATAGAGAAGTTATCACAAGCATAGCCATCTCAACAAATTGCAAATCCTATCTAGAATTGGGTTTGTATGATGGTCACACCTTTTCTTTAGTGGCAAACTTTGTTCCTAATTGTGTAGGTGTTGATATCAAGGATTTACGTAATGATAAGAAAAGAGGACGATTTTACCAAATGACAACAGATGCCTTCTTTGAACAGAATAAGGAGAACTATAATATTATTTTCATTGATGCAGATCATAGTTTTGAATCTGTAAAGAAAGACTTTGAGAATTCTCTTAAGATTCTAACACAATATGGTATTATTTTCTTACATGACACTGATCCCATGACGGCTAAGTATCTAGCACCGGGATATTGTAATGATTGTTATAAAATTACTGATTATATTACTCTAAATCATCCAGAATTAGAAATGATTACACTACCTTGTACTGAAGCAGGTTTAACAATTGTAAAGAGAAAGAAGGATAGACGTGTTTTAAATCATTAGTTTAATTTAGAAAATCTTAAAAACTCGATAATAAAATGAAGGGTTGGCTATTAAATGACTGTTTAACATGTATTCCTGGAACACTAACAATCTGGCATAATCTCTTAGAGTGGCTAGATGGTTTGAAGGATAAAACAAATGGATATACTGATTTTGGTCAGCTTCCATCTATTATAGAAGAGCAACTGACAACCGAAAAACCAGACTATATTATTCGGAATGCTACATATTTTCGTAGAATAAACGCAAATATCAAAACAATTTCACTTGTGCAAGATGTTCGCGAAAATGATGGGTATCAGATTGATGTAATTAATAATTCAACAATTGCGGTTTTTAATAGTCTTTATGTTTTTGAAAAATACAAAAAATTTATCTATAATCCTAATCTTCTAATTTCAATTATTCCACTTGGAATAGATTTTAAATTATTTAAACCAATTGATATTCGGCATCCATCTGTTTTACCCGACTCTGTGCTTTTTGTTGGCGCATCTACCAATTATCCAAAGGGATTTCATATACTTCTTGATATTATTGCCAAGATGACTGATACGAATTTTTGTCTAGTTATGAAGGACGATTTCTCTATTGATAAACTGGATGAATCTGTTAGAGGGCGTGTTCGTATTTTCAATCGTGTGAATCAAGCAACAGTAAATCTTATCATGAATTCGTGTTCTCTAGCAGTCTGTACTTCCTTGGAGGAAACACAGCATCTATCGGGAATAGAATGCGGTGCTTGTAATCTTCCAATTGTAGCCCGTCCTGTTGGTGTTTATTTTGATTGTAAGGGTGATAAAGAATGGGGATTAATTTCAAAGGATGACGAGTTTCCAGCAAATATTCGCTTTGTTAAACAAAATAAGCACCTTTTCACACCAAGAGACTATTTCATAAAGAAGTACTCTACTGATATTTGTCGGCAGTCATGGCAATCAATGATTAATGATTTAAAAAGTATTTAGGAACATTGGTATTCCCTGCTAGAGGAATATGGATTAGTTTTTCACCATTAAAGTGTAAAACCTTTTCATCATAGTTTTTTTGTAGATGTTCCAAACTTTTCCCCTGTTCGGAATACTCAACACTTTCCGCAAAACTTTCAACCTTGTTTTTAATAAAATCTACATCCCCAAAGAAAGATAAATGCCATCCAGCATTTCTAATACCAGCCTGCCAATGGAAACGGATTTGTGTTAGCGTTCGGAATCTTTTATACATAGCATAGTTTAAAATCTTAGGATGAGCCCATTTTGTTTCAGTTGTATACTCAATCGTATAGTAGTAAAGAATCATTTGTAGACTGTAAACTACATTATTTTGTATTGGAAATAAACCAAATTTTATTGATTTTAAGAGATCGCAATTTGGTATCTCATCACAGTCTGTTGTAAGAATAATATCATCATCTGCTAGATTCAATTGGTTTATACCTACCTTTAGATATTCTCGTTGATAATTTTCACGATACCAGTGTTCATTAGTGGCTTTTATATATTCACAGAATTCATGCTGTTCTGAATAGTCTGTTATTAAGTGGATAATCTTGTCTTGATATTGAGTAAAAAGATGCTTATTTTCATTATAATAAAGAGGCTTATCTTTTCCACTATGTGTTTTTGTTGCTTCAACCAGAATAATATGATCGACTACATCATATATCTCAGCAAGACGAATTTTTAAGATTTCTATTTCATTATAGAACATAAAACAGTCTACAATTTTCATTAATTATTAAGATTAATAAAAATTATATATAAGACCGCATATATTGGATCACTGCCGCAGAGAACCACGACACATCCAGAATAGCATAAAGGTGGTCAAGCAGTTAATACCAATGCTGACTAAGAGAATGGCTGCTACAGAGAGACTTTTGCCGTAGATCTGGCTGATTCCATAGAGACCAGCGACTAATTGAATGACTGCAAGAAAGTAGAAGAAGTAGCAGTAGTCATAAGCCCAGGCTGGCGGTGTGGAAAAAGGCAACTGATTCATTTCTATTCTTAATTTGACAAAAAATAAATTTGTATGTTTATATTTTATTGGGTTTTATTGGGTTTTATTGGGTTTTTATTTGGTTTAGAAAGGAATTTACTTGGCACCGGCCTTCTTGGGCTGAGTGGCCTTCTTAGGCTGGGCCTTAGGGACAGGAACAGGCGCAACTACCTCAGACTCATCATCATCCTCTTCCTCCTGTACAGGAGCAGAAGCCTTCTTGGGAAGAACCGCTGCAACCGCAGACTCCTCATCATCATCATCCTCCAACTGGTTGAACCGATTCACAGGCGCGGAAGGCTTCTGCTGAGCACCACCCGTGTTCGCACGGTTCATTGGCGAAGGACCATCATCTACGAAGCCAAAGCCACGGAGACGCTCAGGTAGAGACTCTACTGAGACCTGCTCGGCCTTCCAACTAGGGCCAAACTTTGATCCAGCAATCCAGATGCCTGTGCAACGGATGATGGCACGGATACGGCTGCCGCGGACAAGGAGTTCCTCGACCGGAACACCCTCATAGCGCTTAGGAGCACCCTTGCTGTCTGTGGTATTTGGATCATAGAACTCCGTAGTAAAGACGCCATCCTTCTGCTTGAGGGCGATCTTGGTCGTGGGAGGATACGGCTTCGGCTTACCCTCCTTGTCAACCGGAACCTTGACCATCGGCGTGTAGAACGCACTGATGACCTCACGGCTGGCGTTCGCAAGCTTGAACCAGGCCTGGGAGTTAGCCATTGCAAGTTCAATAAGACGCTCATCAAACGCCTTAGCGAACTCATAGAAGGACTTGACCTTAGGGTCGGTCTCAGCATCACGGAAGGACAGATCAACGCTGTACTTCGGAGCCTTACCGTCCTTGTCAAAGATATTCATGCCATACGGGAGCTGCGTCACAGGAGTCTGAACCATCCAGAGACCACGACCGTCGAACTCTAGGTTCACGGCCTTGCCTCCATTGTCCAGTACCTTGAGCGGCTTCGCCGTCAGCTTTGCGGGATTAAAATTACTAGGAAGAATTGCAACGGTAGACATATTAGCAGACGATTATGCCTTAACTATCTGGCAAAATGGGTAGTCAAATTTTTTTGAAACCGGACAAAAAAGACTAAACGTTAATATTTGCATGTATCTGAGAAAGAAGAGCCATAACCCACTGCTGACTATCTACCGCTGACTCAAATAACCAAGGAAATGCTTCTGCTGCCTGTGGACAAACCTGTGTTAATGATGTTAGAATATACATTGCTCCTAGCACGCGATCATTTCTATCCGCAGCAGAAGATACAAGTTTTTTCATAATATAACTATTTGTTGTCCGAATTGTAGAAAGTTGTTGAATCGCAGTTATTCGTGATATTCCCCAATGAAAGAGTTGTTGAGGAGAAGGAACAATTCGTTCACGGTCAGTCTGAGAAAGACCAGCACGATGATGCCAGATATCTAGCAGATTTAGATAAAACCGTTTTTGATCACTAAGAGAAAGCGCAATAAACCATTCAGGATCTGCTCCATACTGGAGTTCTTCCATTTGAACAAAGATTTCTACAACCTTCATTCGCCATCCCTGCTCGGGGGTAATATTAACAGTGGGAGTCCATTGTAATTCCATCTTTCTAGCACGTCTCCATTCAATAAGACGCTGAGCCTTTTCTATAACTCTTGCTGGAATAATAGAACGCGTATAGGGGTTTTTAGTAGGCTCATTCTTTTCGGTTGCTTTTTGGGAAAGCATGTTTAGACTCCGAATATCAAAAGCATAGACCAGGTTTTCAGAAATATCCCTGTAACTAAAAAAAGAATTATTTGATATATCTTTTAGACCTTCTGTACTGAAAAAATCCTCTGAATTTACACAGGCTGTGCGATTATAGAAGCCAATACCATGAAAGTGAATATTTCTATAAATCATTTTTTGTCTATACCATGCTTGAATCTTGGACACTTTCGGAGCCTTATCTTCAATTGAAACCCAGCGAATTGTATTTTTAAGATGAAGTCCACAAAACTCTTTATCTTCTTTTGCACGATTTAGACACCTTTCTGTATGGTTCTTCTTATTTCTTACGGAAGCACATTGTAGTGTAGATTGTGCGGGCATCCCAATTCTACTCATTCTCTGGTAGTTTTATTTAAGCAACATTCAAGAAATGTTTATGGACGACTTTCCCACAAAAAAGTTCAGCGGAATATCAAAAATGGCTCTTTTTTGTCCGGTTCAAATAAAATTTGACGCCCTTTTTTTTAGGAAAGTTAGTCATTCCGCGTTCAAGTATGCCTGCTTCTTCCTCTGACAATAGTAATAAGATGCCTGCCCCCTCTGTCTCTGCTTCCGCCCCCAAGAAGACCGCCGCCAAGTCCAAGGCCGCCCCTGCACCCGCCGCCCCTGTCGCCGTCCCTCCTCCCGCCCCGGTTGTCCAGCACACGGCCGCGGCCCACGCCAAGACCCCCGCCCCGGTTGCGGCCGCTGCACCGGTAGCCGTCGCTGCGCCGGTCGTGGCCGCTGAGGTTGTTGCGGATGCTGATGAGTCAGTTGTCACCAACTTCGCCGCTCTCCTTGTCAAGTTCAACGCCCTTCGTGTCTCCCTCAACGAGCTCGCGCCGGAGATGAAGAAGATGGAGAAGCAGGTTGCTCGCCTTGAGAAGAAGGCCGAGCGCCGCCGCCGCCGCAAGACTGGTGCCGTCGGTCCTGATGGCGAGAAGAAGTCCAACCCCACGACGGTCTTCACGAAGCCGGTTGAAATCACGAAGGAGCTTTGCGTCTTCCTCAGCCTTCCCGCGGGCACTCAGGTCAGCCGCTCTGATGTCACGCGTGGCGTCATGAAGTATGCTAAGGACCACAAGCTCACGGACAAGCAGGCCATCAAGCCGGATGCCACGCTCCGTAAGCTCCTCGGCCTCACGGAGGCGGACAGCCTTACCATCCTCAACCTCCAGAAGTACCTCAAGGGTCACTACGTCAAGGC